GGCCACCTTCACGTGGAACGCGAACCCCGGCAAGGAGCTGCGCACGACCGTCGGCACGGCGAACGGCATCGGCGTGCGCTCGGTGCAGTCGGGTGGCACGCCGGACATCGGCTGCACGGTGGGATGGAGCGAGTAGTCGGGTGCTGCCGCCGAAGTGGAAGGGGTCGGGCGGAGTCATCGAGATCGTGCAGCCCGATGGTCCGACGATCACGCGCGACACGATGCAGTGCCGACACTGTATGAAGCACTGGGTCGTGGTGCCGGGCTCCGGGCGGCAGCGGGGCTGGTGCCTGAAGTGCAACGGCCCGCTTTGTGGGGCCGCGAAGTGCATGCACGAATGTGTCCCGTTCGAGAAGAAGGTCGAGGGCGAAGCGCCGTGGTAGATGCCGAGTAGGATCCAGTACCAGCCGCTCACCGGCCCGGTCTGGCGAGAGCCCGTCGCGTCCCGGATGGCCTGGTTGCCCGAAGGCCAGCCGCGCGCGCCGACGCTCCCGCCGAACGCGGTCGGCAGTTACGTCCTCCCGTTCGTCGCGGCGATTGCGGTGGCGACGAGCTTGGCATGGCTGCCGACTGGGAATGTCCAGGCTCAGGCCATGCCATCGGGGCGCGTCGCCTGGAGCGTCATCGCCCCGTTCCAGCCGCCGGCGAGCTTCGACCCAAGTGGCCTGCAGTGGACTCCCGTCGGAGCAGCATATGCGGTGCGCAATGCGCCGCGCAGCATCCAGACGTGGAGCCTGCTGTCGCCGTTGCCGGCCGTGGCGCCATTCGACCCCGCCGCGTTCCCATGGATGCCGGTCACGCTCTTCCGCGCCATGGAACGGCGAGCCCCTGGCGGCATCGTCCAACCCATTACCCAGGCGCTGTATCAACCCGCGGGCTTGCAGTGGATCCCAGGCGGCAATGTCCCGTGGCGCGGCGTGGTGCCGAACCGACTGGTCTGGATCGTCGGGGATCCCCTTCCCCATGTGGGGGTCATCGTCTCGCTGCCACTTGAGGTCGAGGATCGCAGCGGGTTCCGCTATGGCGTGTTGGATCAGTCGACCAAGCGGTATCTCGTTATTGAGCAATCGAGCTCAAAGCTCAAGACTGAGGATGACTCGACATGAAGGCGATTGCCTTAGACAACGACTGGGAAGCCGAGCACCGGGCAACCCGGAAGAACGCCGCTACTGGTACCATCGAGCCTGCGACGGGGCTCACCGGTATGAGCGCCTGGTTGAGCGCGACGGACGGGGGCGCCGCGATTCATGCCACAATGACGGTGAATCTTACAGAACGCGGGACCACCGGCATCTACTTCGGTGTGCTGCAGGGGGATGATCTGCGCACGCGCCTTGCTTCGCTGGTGGGGCAGGTGGTGTTTGAGGTCTTCGGCGATGGCACCAATGTCCTCACCTCGGTTCCCCGGTTGGTGGCTGCCGTGCGGAGGTCCTAGATGCAGCACTCCTGTATGATCCCACGCTGCCCAGCCCTCATAGCCAAGGGGAAGCGCTACTGTCCTCAGCACACCATTGAGGCGGCGCAGCATGACGTACAACGCAGAGGCACGGCGAGTGAGCGCGGGTACGGCAGGGACTGGCAGGAGGCCAGCAGACCATACCTCAAGGCGCACCCACACTGCGAACGCTGCATGGATGAGCGCCGTGGGCAGGTGAAGGCAACCCTCGTCGGACACCGGGTGGCGCTGCGTGATGGCGGTGAGCGCCTGAACCCTGCGAATTGGATTGCGCTCTGCGTGTCGTGCAACACCAAGCAAGCTCACGACGACCGTGCATACGGTATAGCAAACACGACGCCAGGGGGGGGGCGAGAAAAAACATCCCCCCAGACTCGTAAGACCGCGGCGCAGGCGGATTTTTGTGCCTACGAGATGGGGTTTTTCAATTGTCCCTAACTCGTACCTCGCGCTAGTGCCTGGACCGCTACCCAAGCACCCGCGGACGCGGCAGCGAAAAAATCGCACAAGTACGAATGCGACGCTGCCGATCGACGAGAACACCGAGAATAAAGTCCCGGCCTTGCCGACGCGGGAAAAGAAATCAGAGCGGTGGCATCCGATGGTACAGGCCTGGTGGACGGCGATCTGGAAGTCGCCGATGGCGTCCGAGTTTCTGGACTCCGACAAGAAGGGCGGGCTCTATCTTCTTGCCGAGCTGCACCAGCAGCGGTGGAACGCCGATGATCCCTCCGATCTCGTGAACATCGCGAAAGAGATCCGGCAGCAGGAGGTGCGCTTTGGGCTTTCACCGATTGATCGGCGGCGGCTGCAATGGGAAGTCGAGAAGGGCGAGCAGGCGACCGAGCGCACGTCCAAGCGGAAGCAGTACAAAGAGGCGTCGAGCAAGGACCCGCGTGAGGCGCTGAAGATCGCCAAGTGACGACCTTCATGTTTCCCCCGATGGATGACGAGCCGTGGCCGACACTCGGGAAGCAGGTCTGCGACTTCATCGAGGAGCGGTTCTGTCACGGGCCAGGGGACTTGCTGGGCCAAGTGGTCGTGCTCAACGAGGAGCAGCGGGCATGGCTCTATCGGATATACGAGGTCGAGCCGGCGAGTTTTGATCGGCGGAAGAAGCGGGTCGTCGTGCGCGAGCCAAACCCCAACGCCGGGAAGCGACGCTTCCAGCGGTGTGCCCTATCGCTCCGCAAGGGATCGAGCAAGACGGAGTTCGCCGCCTGGATCGCCGGCGTGGAGCTCCACCGGGACGGCCCGGTCCGCGTCCGTAGTTGGAAGGGGCGAGAGCCCATCGGGGACGGGGTCACAGATCCGTACATCCCGATGATCTCCTACACCGAGGAGCAGACCGAAGAGTTGGCCTATGGGGCGCTTCGGCGGATTCTCGAGGAGTGCTCAGTCGGGTCTGACTTCGACATCGGGCTCGAGCGGATCATGCGCCGCGGCGGCGACGGGAAGGCGGAAGCGGTCTCGGCTTCCCCAAACGCTCGAGATGGAGCCCGGACGACGTTTGAGCACGCCGACGAGACGCACCGGTTTACGCTGGACTCGCTGAAACGCGCATGGTCGGTGATGCTCGCGAATCTCGCCAAGCGCCCGATCGCGGATCCGTGGGCATTGGAAACGACGACGGCGCCCGAGCCGGGGATGGGCTCGACGGCCGAAGGCACGATGCAGTACGCGGAGACGATGGCCGAGAAGAAAGGAAACGCGAAGCTGTTTTTCTTTCATCGTCAGGCGTCCAATAAACACGATCTGGATACCGAGGCGGGACTCAAGGCGGCGGTGATCGAAGCCTCGGGGCCCCACATCGTGAAGTGGAGCGCCGTGGACCGCATCGTCGAGACCTTCCGGGCGCCGGATGCGGATCGCGCCTACCTCGAGCGCGTGTGGCTCAATCGGCCGGTGCAGGCGTCAGGCGTGGCGTTTGACGTTGGCCAGTGGCGGTCGCTCGCCCGGCCGGGATACGTGGTGCCGGATGGCGCGGCGATCACCATCGGCTTCGACGGTGGGCGCTTCGATGACGCCACGGGACTCGTCGGGACGGAAATCAAGACCGGCTTCCAGTGGAAACTCGGGGCCTGGGAGCGCCCTCTCCAGCTGCCCGACTGGGAGGTGCCCCACGATGAGGTGGACGGCATCATCGCCGATGCGTTCCAGCGATGGACCGTGGTGCGGTTCTATGGGGACCCGCCGCAATGGGAGAGCTGGCTCGCCACATGGGCGAGTCGTTATGGTGACAAGCGGGTCGTCGAATGGTGGACGAACCGACGCAAGCCGATGGCCTATGCGTTGCGCTCGTATGTCGGGGCAATGACGGCTGGTGAACTCGAGCAGAGTGGGGACAAGCAGTTTGAGACCCACATCGCCAACGCGCGGCGATCATACACGACGCTCGTCGATGAGAAGGGCGTCCCGCTGTGGATCCTGCGCAAAGAACGGCCGGACTCGCCGAACAAGATCGACCTGGCGATGGCGGGGTGCCTGTCCTGGGAAGCCCGCAACGACGCGCTGGCGGCGGGGGAGGTCGGCGGTGAGCCGTCTCTGACGTTCTTGTCGTTTGCCGGCCACCCATGAAGCCCTTCCCCCTGACCGAGCGCCAGGCCGAGGTTGCGGAGCGTGTCGCGCGCGGGCTGACGAACAAGGAGATCGCCCGCGACATCGGCGTGTCCGTTGAAACTGTGAGGGTGCACATCAGCGAAGCGGCCGAGCGACTCCCGGGCACGGCGTTCCCGCGTCACCGCCTGACGCTGTGGTTTTTGGGCAAGTAACCTTTTTCGCGTACTAGGGAACCGGCCACGATTTCGTAGGCTTTAGGCATGGACCGAGTTCTCGGGCTGTTGGAGATCCGCGCGGTCGACGTTGCGGGACGCACGTTCGAGGGCATCGCCAACAGCGCGGCCTTCGACTCCTACGAGACGTCGATTCTGCCTGAGGGCGCGCAATACAAATTGCCGCTCCCGCTGTTTTTTCACTCCGCCGGCAAGCACGACCACTCCAAGCCGATCGGTTCCGTCATCGCGTCGGAGATTCGTGGCGGAATGCGCTGGATTCGCGCACACATCCCGACGATCTCGGATGACGGCACGCCGGGCGGTCGCTCGGTCAAGGACCGCGTCGACGCGGCCTGGGCGGACATCAAGAACGGCCTGGTCCGCGGTCTGTCGATCGACTTCATCCCGCTGGAGCCCCGGAGCCCTCGCGCCGGATCGCGCATTACGCGCTGGAGCTGGCACGGGCTCACGGTCACGCCGATCAATTCCAATCAGGACGCCACGATTCTGGCCGTCCGTTCAGCTTTTTCCACTCTCGCCGCGTCCGGCGAGCCCACAGACACAAGTCCCGGCGTCTCGGGCATTTCACCTACTCCGAGGAACGGGAAAATGACCATTCAAGAACAAATCCAACAGCACGAGAACTCTCGTGCCGCAAAAGTGGCGCAGCAAAACGCGCTGATGGAGAAGTCGGGTACCGACGGCACCACGCTCGATGCGACCCAGCAGGAGCAGTTCGACACGCTGGGGAGAGAACTCGAAGCGCATGACGGGCAGCTCGTGCGCCTCAGGAGCCTCAAGCTCGCGAACGACAAAGCGGCCACGCCGGTGAACGGCAACAGCACCGACAAGGCGACGCAGTCCCGGAGCGGGGTCCCCGTGGTGACGATGCGGGACACCGCCGAACCTGGCATCCTGTTCGCGCGTCACGTCATGGCGCTCGCGGTCTGCAAGGGCAACAAGCACGAGGCCGCCGAGTACGCGAAGCGCACGTGGGGGGATGGCGCCGACGAGATTTACGGCGGCCTTCGCGATGGCATGATGACCCGCGCCGCGGTCGCCCCTGGCACCACGCTCCAGGCAACGTTCGCGGCTCCGCTCGTCATCACGAACTACCTGAACGACTTCCTGACGCTGCTGCGGCCCCTGACGCTGCTCGGGAGAATCCCCGGACTGCGTCACGTCCCGTTCAACGTGTCGATGCCTGCGCAGACCGCGGGCGGCACGTACAAGTGGGTGGGACAGGGCAAGTGGAAGCCCGTCACGAACGCGCAGTACGCGTCGGTGACGCTGTCCTTCGCCAAGGCGTCGGGCATCATCGTCCTGACCGAGGAACTGGTCCGTCTGTCCACCCCGTCTGCGGAAGCAGCGGTGCGGGACGAGCTCGTCAAGGGCGCCCAGGCGTTCCTCGACGTGCAGCTCGTGGATTCCACGGTCGCCGCGGTGGCGAACGTCAATCCTGCGTCGATCACCAACGGCGTCACGGGCACCGCGGCCGGCGGCACGACCCCGGCCTTTGCACGCTCGGACATCGCGGCCAGAATCGCCGCCATGGTGGTGCTCGGGTATCCTGTGAACGAGCTCGTCATTCTGATGAGCGAGTCCATCGGGTTCAACCTCGGGCTGGCGCTGAATGCAGTCGGGTCCCCGCTGTTCCCCGGCCTCAATGCTTCGGGTGGGTCGATCATCGGTGTCCCGGTGGTCACCAGCCAGGCGGTCGGCAACCAGGTCATCATCGCCCATGCGCCGTCGATTCTGATGGCGGATGAGAACGGCGTCGAGATCGACATCTCGCGTGAGGCGTCGCTGCAGTTGGATTCGGCGCCGACCGATCCGCCAGATGCGACGGCGGTTCTGACCTCACTCTGGCAGGCCAACCTCGTCGCGTTGCGCGTCGAGCGCTGGATCACGTGGGGGAAGGCTCGGTCCACCGCGGTCGATCGCATCACTGGCGTTGCCTACGTGCCGTAAGCCTTGACTGAGGGGCAGGGGGCGTGATTCCGCGCCCCTTGCTCTCAGTTTTCCTTTCTGGAAGGACACGACGATGGCCAAAGAAACCGCCGCGGACAAAGCGGCAGAGAAGGTCGAGAAGGCGGACGGGGCACCGCACGTCTACCATGCAGACCGTGGCGAAGGGATTCCGACGCCGCCACCCAAGACGGCGACAGACGCGAAGTGAGACTCGCGATCGCGGTGCCGGCACTGGAGCAATCGCCGACTCCCTGGTCGTTCGACTTGGCACGGCTCTACGCGGCGACGTGTGCGGCCGTGCCCAGTATCACGCTGGCGGGCGAAGTGGGCACGTTCGTCCATCAAGCCCGTGAGAAGCTGTTGCATGATGTCATGGAACTCTGGGGCGCGACGCACGTGCTCTGGCTCGATGCCGACATGACATTTCCGGCCGACGCCGCCCTCCGGCTCCTGGCGCACGACGTGGACGTGGTTGCCGCGAACTACGTCAAGCGGGCAGGGGCGCACCTACCGACGGCGATGTGTGATGGCCAGCACGTCTACAGTGGCGACCAGCAAGGGCTGCAGGCGGTGGATCATGTCGGCATGGGCGTTTTCCTGATGAAGACATCGGTTGTGGCGGGCCTTCCCCGGCCGCGGTTCTGGTATTCGACCCCGACGGAAACCGAGGACGTGTACTTCTGCCATCTGCTCCGCACAGCGGGCCGCACGATCTGGATCGACCACGATCTCTCGAACGAGGTCGGGCACATCGGCCAGCACGTCTATCGCACCGCACCAACTTCCGTCCCGATGCTCAATGACTAACGCCGTCATGGCCGAACCCGCTCGCATCCCCGGATGGTTCAATCACGGGGCGAAGATCCTGGAGCTGATTGAGCAACATCGGCCGAAGGTGTGCGTCGAGCTCGGGACCTGGCAGGGTGCGTCTGCGATTCCGGTCGCGCGGTCCATCGCGCGGTGGGGTGGGACATTGACGTGCGTGGACACCTGGTCGGGGGATCTGAATGACGATGGCGGCTCGCCAGCGGGCAAACACCCGATCATGCTCATGGGTTGCGCGCGTGAGATCGTCGACGCGGGCGTGGGCGCGAACGTCAGACTCATCCCGGCGATGACCGTGGACGCGGCCACGTTCTGGTCCGAGCCGATCGACTTCCTATACGTCGATGCCGATCACAGCTACGAGGGTGTGTGGTGTGACTTGGTGGCGTGGGTCCCGCACGTCAAGTCGGGTGGGCTGATTATCGGTGATGACTATGAGCACCCGCGGTATCCGGGTGTGAAGCAAGCATTCGATGAGTTCGAGCGTCGGTGGAAAGTCCCGCTTACCCGCTACCAGTCGACGCCTCCCATGCAGGGCGGCGTCCAGATCGTCTACGGAACCAGGCCATGAGGCTCCGAGCGAAAGCGAACGGGGCGGTCGTGACCCTCCCAGACGCTGAAGCCGAGGCCTATCTGGGTACGGGCTTGTATGAGCGTCTCGACGAGCCGGCCAAGACCACGAAGGCGGAGCCATTGATGACCAAGGCCATCCCCAAGCTGAAGAAGAAGGCACAGTGAGACTGTTTGGCTTGGAGATCCACGTCCGTGGCCCCGCGGGGCTCCAGACCGTCTCGGATTACCGGGGCGGATGGTGGCCGCTGATCCGCGAACCGTTCTCTGGCGCGTGGCAACGCAACCAAGAATGGACGACCGATACGGTGCTCGCGCATCACGCAGTCTATGCGTGCATCACGCGCATCGCGCAGGACATCGGGAAGCTCCGGCCCAAGCTGATGGAGCAGGACGAGGATGCGATCTGGTCCGAGATCGAGAACACTGCCCATTCGCCCGTCCTTCGTCGGCCGAACCGCTACCAGAACCACATCCAGTTCAAGGAGTGGTGGACGACCTCGAAGCTCACCCGCGGCAACGCCTACGCCTTGCTGGAGCGCGACGGACGCGGGGTGGTCAGCGCCATGTATATCCTCGACCCGAACCGGGTCACGGTGCTGGTCGCGCCGGACGGGTCAGTGTTCTACGACCTAAAGCAGGACAACCTGTCGGGGCTCGAGCGGGACAGTGTCGCGGTCCCTGCGTCGGAGATCATCCATGACCGGATGAACTGCCTCTTCCATCCCCTGGTGGGCACGTCCCCGATCTTCGCCTGCGGCACCGCGGCGAACATGGGGCTCCAGATCCAGACGAACAGTTCGGCGTTTTTCGGTAACGGCTCGAACCCGAGCGGCATCCTGACCACGGTCACGCAGATTACGAAGGAGAAAGCGGAGGAACTGTCCGACCTCTGGAACGCGCGGTTCGGCAAGGATAAGTCGGGCGGCGTAGCCGTGCTCGGGAATGGCATGAAGTTCGAGGCGATGCGCATGACGGCGGTGGACTCGCAGCTCATCGAGCAACTGCAGTGGACCGCCGAGACCGTGTGTTCGACGTTTCACGTTCCGCCGTGGAAGGTGGGGATCGGTCCGCAGCCGACGTACACGAAACCCGAGATCGCCAACCAGGCCTACTACTCCGACTGCCTCCAGGCGCTGATCGAACAGTGGGAGCTGTGCATGGACGAGGCGCTGGGCTTCATCACGCCCACCGAAGGCCGAATGCTCGGCACGGAACTCGACCTGGACGGGCTGCTCCGCATGGACATGGCATCCCAGATTACGACACTCAAGGAAGCCGTTGGCGGGTCGGTGCTCACGGTCAACGAAGCGCGGAAGAAGGTCGATCAGAAGCCCGTGTCCGGCGGTGACTCCATCTGGATGCAGCAGCAGAACTATTCGCTCGAGGCCCTCGCCGAGCGTGACCGGAACAATCCGTTTGCGAAGCCAGTCCCTGCGCTGCCGGCCTCGGACACGCAGAAAGCATTGCCTGCCGGCGACACGGTCCCTGACGACATCACCGCGGCGCGGATGACGCGGCTCGCGGCGCTCATCGACATCAAGGCCGCAACCATGAGGATGGCCGCATGACCGACGATCTGGTACTGGCGGCCACCCAGAGGTTTATGGACGTGGTCGAGCAGCGGCTCGTCAAGCAGGCGGACGAGAACCGTGTGCTGCGCGAAGAGGTCCGTTCGCTACTAGGCGAACTGCAGACACGCGCGGCAGCACTTCCTGTGGTTGGGCCTCCCGGTCCGGCTGGACGCGATGGCACCGACGGCAAGGATGGCGCGCCCGGCGACAAGGGCGACGCGGGCCTGGCGGGTAAGGATGGCGCGCAGGGTGATAAGGGCGAGCGTGGTGCCGACGGGCTGCAGGGTCGCGACGGGTCACCTGGTGTGCAGGGTGAACGGGGCGTGGATGGGATCGGGACGCGCGAAGAGATCGAGGCCATCGTCGAGACGCGTGTCGCCGAGATTCAGGTGCGGACCTTCGCCGACGTGTATCAAGGCGTGTACGAGAACGGGAAACTCTACACGCGCGGGCTGCTCGTGACGTGGGGCGGATCGCTCTGGCTCTCGCTCGGTGAAACCCGCGCGAAGCCCGGCGAGAATACCGACTGGCGCCTGGTGGTGAAAAAGGGCGCGGACGGTCGCAAATAAATGGCTGACCTCGTCACGCCTTCCGAGTTCCGCTCCTTTCTCGGCGATGCGCCGGACAGCGACGACACGCTGCTGGGGCAGCTACTCGACGACGTAGAGGCTCTGTTCGAGGCCCAGACCCTGCGGCCGGTGGCGTCCTACGTGCCGGCGGCGCTGGCGCGCACCGAGGTGCTTGATGGCACGGGCTCGGCACGTCTGTACGTCGCCTACCCGATTGCGGCCCTCACGTCGATTAAGCTCGGTTACGATCCCGCCGCGCCAGCCGAAACACTCGCCGTCGCCAATAAACTCGTCGTGGTCTACGGGGTGGGGTCTCGCATCATCACCCGCACCGATGGCGGACGGTTCGGGACCGTCCGGCAGCCTCGGTTTGTTCAGGTGGTCTACGATCACCAGGGGGACCTGCCCGCGAACGCCCAGCTCGCGATCAAGTCGGTCGCGGCCACAGCATATCGGCGCCGGGGCTCCGAGGAGTCGCAGAGCGAGTCGGTCGGCGGGTTTTACAGTCGCACGATGCTGGAGCACGTCGCGGAGAGTGATCCGTTTTGGCCGATGGCGGTCGAGGCGAACACGCCGGTGGTGCTCGCATGAGTCTCCGGGGCATACTCGCGACGAAGGTCGGGCTCTTGCGGCACCGATTGGCCATTCAGTCGGTCGTGGAAACGCAGAACAGCAGGGGTGAGCCGATTCAGGTCTGGGGGTCGGATGTTCCTGTCCGGGCAGCGATTGTGCCACTCACCGGAGACGAGAAGATTCAGGCGCAGCAAATTGCCGGCTTCGTGACCCACCGGATTTTGATCCAATACTTGGCGGGCGTGAAGCCCAAGATGCGCGGCCTCGGTCTGACGGATCCATTCGTGGGCTCGATCTTTGACTTCCAGTACGTCGGCCCCGTCGCTGGCGAGACCGTCGCCATCGAAATTCTCGCTAAGGAGATGGTGTAATGCCCGAGGCGCAGGTCTTGGCAGGTCGCAGCGTTTGATGCCAACCGAGACGATCCGCATGGACTTCCCCAATGGGCGGGCGATGGCGGCCGCGCTCCGCGAGCTCCCCCGGGCCGTGCGCGGGGAGATCCTCGTGGAGGCGCTCGTCGACGGGGCGGTGCCGATTCGGGACACCGCAGGCGCGCGAGTGCGGCACCGCGGCCCGCGGCGGCGTCCGGAGACCGTGCCGCTCGCCGACTCGATCCAGATCTTCCCCGGCGAGCGGGACGCCCTGCATGCCGTCGTCGAGGTCGGGACGAAGAAGCCGACCGCGCACCTCGTGGAGTTCGGGCACCGGATGGTCGTCGGCGGCAAGCTCGGCAGCGGGGGGCGGGTAGTTGGCCAGGTGCCAGCCTATCCGTTCTTGCGGCCCGCGGCTGACGAGAACATGGAGGCGACTGTGCAGATCATCGGGGAGTCCCTGGGCCACGAGATCGAGGACGCCTTCGCCAAGAGGGCGCCGCATGAGGGATCGTGAGCTCGATCGAGGACGCGATCTTCACGCGCGGCTCGACGTTCGGCGGCCTCACCGCGCTGATCGGCACGCGGCTGTACTACGTGCAGGCGCCGCAGAACGCCGTCGCGCCCTACGTCACCTATCAGATGGTCAGCGATCCGCGCGAACACGCGATGGGCGCGGATCCCGGCGTGGCGCACCCGCGCTTCCAGTTCTCGTCCTGGGCGAAAACGAACTCAGCGGCCAAGGACATCTCGCTGCAGCTCATCGCCTGCTACAGCCGGTGGCGCGGCGTCGTGGCGACCGTGGACGTTCTGGATTCCTTCCTCGAGAACGAGGTCGACCTGGGGCTCGACGACACGATATTGCTGTTCCAACGGGCCGTGGACTTCCTCATGTCGCACCGGGAGTGAGCGCCTAGATGGCGATCAAGGTCCTCACGAATGCGCGCCTCTGGCTCGACGCCTGGGACCTCTCCGGCGATCTGAACAAGATCGCCATGCAGTACGGCGCTGACCTGCAGGACGCCACGACGTTCGGTAACCTGGGCGGGAAGGCGCGCAAGGGCGGCTTGAAGAGCACGTCGCTCGCGCTCGAGGGGTTCTGGTCGGGCGGCGTGGACCTGGTCGACGAGGTGCTATGGGGGAAGGTCGGCACGGTGAGCGTGCCGATCACCATCTCGGACACGGGCGTCGCGGGGGATCCGGGGTCGTTCAGCTTCCTCGCTGGCCTGGCGCAGTACACGCCCGGCGCGGCGGTGGGCGAGATGCTCAAGTTCTCCGTCGATGCCGAGAGCTCGGACGACGCGCTGATCCGCGGGATCCTGCTGCGGAACTCGATCGAGACCGCGAACGGGAACGGCACGGCCTTCGCCCAGGGCCTCGTCGGCACCGGGCAGAAGCTGTGGGCCGCGTTGCATGTGGTCTCGGTGGCCGGCGGTGGCACCTGGACGTTCAAGGTCCAGAGCGACACGAGCGGGTTCCCCTCTCCGATCGACCGCATCGTGTTCACCGCGGTGACGGTGAAGGGATCGCAGTGGGCCGTGCCGGTCGCGGGCCCGATCGCCACCGACGACAACTGGCGCGCGACCTGGAGCGTGGCCGGCGGGGCCGGCAACAGCATCACGTTCGCGATGTTCATGGGCATCCAATAGGGAGCTGACA